CTCTTAAAATATATTGGTAATAATTACCCATATTAGAATAGTTTTTCTTATCCATCACTTCGTATTGAACTCCATCATATGTTACCAGAGATTTTAATTCAAGGTTTGAAGTGGTAAATAATACTTTATCTGTTGAATTATAAGTTCCCATTGGATCGTGTCTCTGTATCTTTCCGGTTATCGGTTGAATTGAACCTATAATGGATATTGAGTTTCTAACTTCGGGAATTTTCTTATCTCCATCCCAATGTGCTGGAACTATACTTATAACTGACAACGTCTGACCCCATCTAGCAATTAAAGAAGACATATCAATCATCCTAAATCACCTAAAATAATAGTTATGTCCTCATTGTTAACGTTTGCTTCAATAGTTTCGATAACTTCAATTGTTTTCGTCAATGATTGTTTAGTTCGTAATGTTACGTCAAATCCAAACTGATAAAGATAGTTATTTATTAGATATACTGTTCTATTAAGCGTGGGCGTTAATTCAACACAGACTAAATTATTCGTATCTAAAAATGATTTTCCATCTTCTTGAAAGAAAGTTCGACATAAAACGGCTAATGTTTGTGCAGTTATTCTGGTGTTGTGCATGCAATTAATTGAAACAATTACTGTAGGGTAATTTTCATATAAAATATCAAAAGTTTTATCTTCTTCGTTATAGGTTCTTGAAATTTCATATAAATTTTCATCTTCGCCAGCTTGCGAAATCAAGTTATATGTAACGTATGGGGTAGATACCGCGGGCCTATCATCATCAAGATTAGCTTCTGAAACAGCACAAACCCCTCCTGTCAAATGTTCCTGTAAATAGGTCTGCAATTCTGTTTCAATAATTGATGGATTAAAATAAGTATCCATTATTTCACGCTCACACAGTAACTATCTCATAAGTAATGGAATTAACAAGTCGGCCTGTATCAATTAAAGGATTGCTACTTCCTTTTGACTGAACCGTCATTGGAGAATTTGCTGGACTGTTTAAATCAACCATGTATTTTTTTATATCTCCTGCAATATATTCGCCAATTAATTCAAGCCCCGTTTTAGCGGGTAACCCTAATTGAAGTATTTTATCAATTTGTTTTTCAATAAATGAGGAATAGTTTTTTTGATTTTTATCAAAAGAACCCCTTATAAACGGTCTTTCGGGTATTCTAATTTGAGCAGTATTTTTTGATAACGGACTTGAAATTTCTCCTGCAAGGTATCTTGCCATGAAATATCTTCGCATATTTTCCGTTACCACAATATTGCATCCAAATTCCTGAACGGTTGCGATCATTACAAGGGTGCTATCTTCTTTTCCAAATACTCCAATTGCTATTGCATGGCTTGTAAGATAATCAATTTCTTTTAATACTTTTTTTGTATTATCTACGTCTTTTGTTATCAATTCAGCCATTTTTTCACAATTAAATAACTTTCATTAATATATATCCATTTAATTTAGCATTTTGGGAAGTTTGTGCTTCAATCCCGGAAACATAAGACACCGACAATTCGCCAATGCTTTCAGAGGATATATTATTATTTTTAATTTCATAAGTTAATTTTGAATAGATATTATCTGCAATTATTTGTAGTATTGGCCAAGGATAATTATCTGTACCGTCTGCCGTTATCCAATAATATCGTTGTGCATCCGAAGTATATTCTTCATCAACTAAATCATTAGCAGTTAAATCTGCTATTTCACGATTACAGTGCTTTCGAATATATTCTTCATTAATTGTGATTTGTGCGGTTATCTGTTCATCGGTCATTCCGGTAGTACTTTTCATCAAAGATTTTATTGTACTTAGTGTAGCTTCTGGCATTTTTTTGCCTCAATTAAACTTCTTCTTCATTAAGTGCAACATCAATAAACACTTTATTATCTTGCGAACCATTTGCAGTAATGACTATTGCAAAAGTAGTGCCGGGTTTTAAAATCCAAGGTCTACGAGTTATATTTGAACCGCCTTGTGATTGTGGCCCGCCAGTTCCCCCTCCGATGTAAGAAGGAGTTAATGGTTCTCCATTATCCGATACTGTTGCCCCTTCCAATATCTGAGTCTGTGCCGTATTTGAACTAAACCTGTTTAGATTGTTGATTTTTAAAGCAGTTCCCCCTTCATAGGTCGGTTCCGAATAAAAATCAATATCGACGTCACCTAATTTAGCTAGAAATTCGGCTTCTCGCCAAACAACATATCTTTCACTAGGGGGAGTTACAACAATAAATGTTTTAGTTTGTGCTGTTATTGGAAGGTCAAACCGATATCGAAATGAAAACCCTTTACCGCGATATATTGCGGCAATATCTGCAAATGAAGTAATTATCGAATTATTATATGGCAAAAATGCCAATTTAGGAAATCCTTTTAAAACTTGAATTATCTTTGAAGGAATATTCATAATACCCCTCCGATTAGGCTATTAATGTATCAATGCTAGTTTTATTTCCTAATGTAACGCTTTGAACTTCTCCGCCAGTTATAGTCAATGTTGCAGTATCTCCTTCTGCCCATTCGCCCGTATATTCCAATACGATTGATCCTTGACCATTTGTCAAAGTTATGGCGGTTGCCCCTCCAGCAATTGCAATTGTTCCGCCTGTGGAAGATTTAGTTGCAGCAATTGCAAAAGTTCCAGTAAACCATGTGTGAAGTTCACCCTCAGTATTTGTTAATTTAACAACTACCGACCTAGTAAACTTCTCAGCCGCCCCAGCAATTGCCGCGTTTACTGCCGCTGCGGAACTTCCCAATGTTGCCGGAGTTGCGGATAACGTGATATCCTTAGACATTGCATCAGCTAGTAAATTAATTGCATCAGCAAAAGGCTTCATAACCGCAGGTTTAATAAGCGATTTAAACGGCTCTTTTGTTAAATCAATTGTTTTATTGGATGTCATTATTCAACCTCCATAATCGGGGTTTCGCTTTTAAGTTCATTTTCAGATTTTTTTATTTCTTTTAATTTTGCTTTCTCTTTTTTAAGGATATCTGCTTCAATTAAGCCGGTAAGGTACTCAATAAATGATTGATCTACCTTTTTAAAGCCTGCCTTTGTTGCCAATTTAACCAATTTAGTAAAATATTTAGAATATTTTTTAAATCGGCTGTCTTTCATGGCTTGATTCCATTCGTCAACTGAAATTTTAGGTTCCATTTTTATCGCCTAAAAATTTAATTAGATTTTTGATTTTAACATTACTGCGGGGAAGTCTCTTGCCCTAGATACTACAACATCCCATTTTGTAGAATCTGCAAGGTTTGTAGCGGTTACTGATGTTGCGGTAAATTGTGTTCCTCCCAAGTGAACAACTGAAGCTAATTTTGAATAAACTTCTTGTGTTGATGTTTGAGGATTTGATTTTGTTTCAAGTGGCGTAATTCCGAATGCCCTTGCTACACCGTAAGCAAATGCCCCTCTTTTGTAGAAGTGAGTATTATAAATAGTATCTGCACCGCTTCCGCTTGTCCCTACTGCTTCGGATTCAATAACGGTGATGCCCTTATACGTTTCAAGGTATTTCTTACCTTCTGAATCCCTGTAAAATGTTAAATCATCCTGTTTGTTGAGTGCGGTTGATACTTTAGGATGGATTACCATGAATTCAATGTCTTTTCTTCCAACACCCAATAATTCTGTTGTATCAAGTATTGCTTCTGAATCAATTTTTTGATCTTCTGATGCAGTTTCTCCAGAAATATCTTTAACATAAGCTGCACCATTTGTTGAACCGAATACTTTTTCAGCTCTTGTAATTGCTCTTTGTTGTAGGGTTTCTGCCCAGTACCCTGGTAAATCATTAATTAAAACTTGGTTAAAATCAACTTTTGATTTGTTAACTGCAACCATATCTTGTTGGAATCCAACACCAAGAATCTCTTTTGGAGCTACTTGTTTTGCTTGACTTGTTTTGTCTGTTTCAATTGTCTGTTGGCCTTCGTTTAATAAGGTAGGGTCGCCTGTAAATTTCTTAGTGAAAGGGAAACTAATTAAATCAGATCCTCCTTCGCCGACATATGCTTGAACTGTTGGATCATTATAAAAAATACCGCTATTCCAAGGGGCATCGTCTCTAGTTAATACTTCTAAAATAGCTGGAACAACAATTTCTGGTTTGATTACATCAGAAAGACTTGTAATCTGGTCTGCCATATCAATTCACCTTTTCTTCTCAAATTATAAAAATAAAATTTAATTATTGAACTATAGATTAACTTTGGTATTTTTAGGATTTACTTTTGCTGAACCCCTCATTTCCGCGTATAATTTCGGATCGGTTTGGGATAATTTAAGCTGTTCTTGCGGATTCCATGATTCGTCATTGAAAGGGTTTTTTCCTGTTGCAGTTCCGCCTACATTAGGTACTCCACTAGCATTTTTAATTAAATCCTGCTTTGTCTTTTCTTGAATTCCCTGATATCTTTTCTGCAATGCTTCCGCTTTCGTTTTAATTTCTTCGACCGAATTACCTGCAATCAAAGGCAAATCATCTTTTGTTAGCCCAAAATCAACAATGGCTTCATTCTTAAAATTTTCCAAAGCCATACCATTCAGCCTTTGCTCTAAGTCCTGTCTTGCTTTTGCTTCTTTTTCAAGCTGATATTGTGTCTTTTCTAACTCGGTCTTACCGCTTAATTCAAATTGTTCAAGCTTGGATCTTAATTCGTTCTTTTCGTTAACGTGCTTTGAAATTGCAGAATCAACAGCCGGTTGTATCAATTTAGCCGTGAACTCTGGATTTTTTGTCAAGAATTCAGTTACTGCTTCTGGAGATAATTGTGGTTGTGCTTCTTGGCCTTGTGCTGGAGGAGTCCCTCCTTGACCCGGATTTGAACCCGTTCCTGTGGGCGGATTATTAGGAGTATTACCTGTTCCTGCTTCTGTCATGGACATTCACCTTCGGCAGTTTTTCCCTCTTTCGAAGTTTTTCCCGCCATCGTTTCTAATTTATATATTTAGTTACATATTTGTTTTTGTAATATGGTATATATATGTTTTTTGAACAGATATCAAAATATCCTTTGTTATTCGAAAGTATAAACTAAAATACACCTGCAATTTATATCATCAGCAGGATTATTCATCATGCCGGGGCCTTTACCTACGGCCCCCGTCGGGCTTTTGAAATTTTCATCAAAGGGTATTTTGGTTCCATCTAATGTAATATGTGGATCCCGAACCCTAGAATCTCGGCTACTAATCCATGTTTTATAAGTTACAACCCCTTTTTTTGAAATTGAATTAACTGAATCATATTGTGCTTCATTAATTATTCTATGAGCTTCAGTTCTTGCAATTCTAACCGAATCTGCAAGCCCCCCATTAACTCCAGTTTTTGAAGCATATCCGATGGTATCATCTATTCTCTGTGCAATTGCAGTATATGATTCTCCATTTTGTATACCTTGAAATACATTAGATTGTACTTTCAAAACTAAGCTATTTCTATTATTGGTTATTCTTTCAGCCCAGTTAAAACCGGCAACTTCTTTTTTTAATGCAAACTTTTTAAGTTTGGGGCTTGGATCAATTCCGACCAATGCTTTTTTAGTTTTATTCCTAGCAATGTCTGTAACTATTCGAAATGATTTGTCGTAGGTTTCCCCCAAAAAGCTTCGAATAATAGTCCTTTTTTCAGTGGATAATTCAGTTAAAATTGAGGATATTTCAACTTTTAATGCGGTACTCCTGCCATATTTATTTATCTCATTTGAAAGTTCTTTTTCGCCATATTTATTCATCAGATTTTCAATTATGGATTTTAATTCGGCCCGATATTTTGAAGAAGATAATGATAATGACCGAATTGTTTTCCTTTCTAAATTATCCATTTGTTTTCTAAAGTCTATGAAATCTTTTTTTGTCATATTATCCCCCTAATTAAGGGGTGGAATTTGATAACTGTTGATTGTTTGTTTCAGTATTTTCTTCTTGTTGGCTTTCTTCGTCAAGTTCCCCCTCCGGAACTTCTGCGTACATCAAGAATTCGTCCTGTTTTTGTTCCATAATCCTATCATATACCATTTGTGGATCTTTAATAATTTTTGACATTTCAAGAGCAGTCATGGTATCAACAGTTTGCAGTAATTCCCTTAATATTTGCACCTGTTCAACCATATTGACGGGTAAGTTTCTGTTAAATTCCGCTGTAACGCCCAAATAGTCATATTTATTACCCGTTTCAAATTCAACGGCATTAAAAAGTGCTTTCCACATCGAACGAAGACCGACATTTATTTTTTTCTCTTTCATATATGCTTTATTTTCCAAAGCCATTAATTTGAATTTTATCGCAACGCCGGAAAGATTTCCCCCGAATTGCTCATCCGTCATATCAATAGCTTTTCCTGTGGTGTATATTGCTTTTTGTAGGTTATCTATGTGCTGTTGAATCGGCGATTCATATGGGGGTTTCGTTAAATACTGAACATCATTTAAATTTTTATCCGGTAATTGAATTGCTCCAAATTCTTTCATATTTGAAATTGCAGCAGTATTTACTTCAAATCCAAATGCTTTTAAAATTGCACTTGCGTTCTGTCTTAAATCGTTTGCTTCATCTGAAAGAGTAATATCCATATCAATCTGCAAAGGAATTAATATTTCTATATCGCTTGAATTTTCCATATTATTTTTAAATTGAATTAATGGTACACTTGGAGCAAAAATATTAAGTCTATCCCCTACTGTTTCGGAATCAATTTGGATATATCCTGCAGTAACATTTGATGAAGTAAATATTTGTTTTCCTTTCGGCCCATAAAATTCAACGATATACGCCTTATTATTTTCATCTTTTTGAATTTCATCATATCTAAAAGCATAAACTACTTTTTCAACAGCATTTTCTAAAAATACTACTTTCCATGGATCAATTACTGCAATGCCATATTCCCCTGAATCGGGATCTCGATATAATTGTATACTTGCATACCCGCAAATTGTCATATATTTGATTATTTCGTTTATTACGTCATCCATGTTGGTTTTAAGTGTAAAATCAGATATAAAATCCCGTATACTGTCATCATCGGCACTAAATTGAATATCCCCCATATACCCCACTAACTGATCTACAACCATTGATATAATATCGTTATGAACCTTAACGTTTTCAGAAAAGGCTTTAGCCCTCGTTCTCTGGAAAATATTAACATTTGTAGTACTTGTTGGGTCATAAGGATTTGTTGCAGTTGATTTTGAAATATACCATGAATAACAATTTTGCATTGCTAATCCGATTGGAGTATGCTTCGTTATTAAATATTCAATATCGGAAGGCACTGCAAAACCGCCATTTGCGGTTATTTTATCAAGCATGTATTGGTCTTTCATTTTCTCACCAAAATTATTAAAAGATTGGTACAGTAATAGGTACAAATTTAGCATTTATAACTTTTAAATCATCTTCTAAGCCATATCTCAATGAATCTATCGAGTGCTTAGGTTCTGCGATTTCACTCCGTATAACTGTTCCGTCTTTGTTGCTTATATATACTGCGTTTTCGAATTCATCCGCAGTTTTTGGGCATCTTGTATCATCAATAATTATCTCATTAATAGATGCCATTGCAGTTTCACCTGCTTCGACAGAACCTTTTCCTTTTGAAACAGGCCTTACTTTAATTCCTGATTTTTGAAGTATAAAATTTCCATCTTTATTGTTTGTATCAGTAATTACGGGTAAATCCTGCCATCCTTTCGATATAACTTCTTTTGCAAGATCTTCGGCCTGCATTTGGGTTTTATGAATTTCCCCAAATATATAAACTCTTCTTTTCTCAACAGGTAGGCCATTAACTGTTTCGATATACTTTTCAAAGTGGGCTCGGGTCCATGCCAATGGCGAAGCATAACCCCAGTCCAAACCCTGTCGAATTTTATCGAATTTTTTAATTTCTTCATCACTTATTTTTCTAAAAATAAGGTTATTAAATGGCTGTAATCCATCACCCAATGGCTCACCAAGATATTCCCATTTATACCGTCTTTCATCAGTTCTTTTGATATATTCAATTTCTTGCAAGGACTGTTCTGAAAGATAGGGATTATCTAAATAGGTTGAATGATGGATGAAAGTATTTTCAATCTTTCGACCGCTTTCATATTTCTTATTGAGCCAGTGCAAACGTGATTTAGGGGGATTGTATGTTAAAATCAGTTTATATCGCATATTTTCCGGTAATTTTTCACGCAATATCGAGTTTGTGATAGTTCTTACTTCATCTTCGTTCCTGAATTCCGCAGCTTCTTCGATCCAAAGGGTAGTAAGTGGATATGTGCGGCTTTTAATCGACTTTAATTTTGAAGGGTCATCTGCCCCTCGAAACAAAAAATAACATTGTGTGGGCTTGTAAATTATTTGAAGTGGACTTTTCTTAAATTTCCAATAATGTTCAACTTCTAATTTTTCAAGCGCAGTTATTACTTGGTTATATACTGATTCCTGAAGCGTGTTTGCAACTTTTCGCATGCAAAGCATATTTTGAGGTTCACGCATCATTTCTATTGCCATTGCTATCGGAGTATTATATGATTTTCCACTACCTCTACCGCCTTTTTCTACAACCCATGTTATTTTTTTAGAGCGAATTGCAGAATACGCTTTATGGAAAGGTTTTGGAATTATTTCTGAAACTCTTACCTGTTTTGCTTCAGACATGTTTATTTTTCCTCTTCTTCGTCTTCGATTTCATCAGGAATGTCGCTAACAATCTGTACGGTGTGTGAGTGTTCCATTTGTTGCGGAGCATCAAATCCAAAAAATTTAGCCAATAATTGGGCGCCCTCTTTTCTTAAGGATTTATAATGGGTTTTATCTGTTTGTTTACCTCTATCCATCCCCTCTATTTTCTCGGTTTCTTCTAATTTTCCATCCGACATAGCCTTTATAATTTTAAAATAATCCTTTCTAGTAAAATTGAATTCATCTTGTTCTTTTTTTCTTACTTCATCTATTTGTTTTTTAATTAATGGTTTTGCCATTAATTTTGCCGCTTGGGCATTTGCTGTTTTTTCAGAA